GTGTTGATGGCCAGCACTCATTTCTGATGCTTTTATTGGCCACGGTTGTTTGGTCCCCCAATGATGGCCGACTTCGTTTGATATGCCCAATTCTATAACATCAATTCCATTCTTGTTGTATTTTTTTGTGGTGGATTTATGTGCTTTGACACAGATGATTTCATCTATGAAAAAAGTTCTTTTAATAATTGAATCAATTAAAATATCACTCAGGCTCTCGCTGGCTTGGGTGGCTATGCAAATTAGACTTATCATATTCTTTCCACTCTTCAATTCTGTCGATTGCTTCTTTTCGTGCTGATTCATACCATTCTTTCACTTTGATATAATATGGCGGACTATACATTTTGCCTGCCGTATAACTCCTAAAGTGGTCAATGTTTTCATCTACAGTTCTGCACTGGTTGTCTTCTTTGCCTACTAAATGAGGAAAAATGCCATTCTTTCTAAGAATATAATTACCCAAAATTTCTGTATCCGGCCAATTGGGTCGCATTGGGTCGGGTTTGTAATCTACGATTCCATAGTCGTTACACAACCTTCTGAGGCTCCATCCAAATCCAATTTTGTCCATCGTAGGTATATGATACATACTCGCTGTATGTGACACCATGCCCTCCCAATCGTGGTGGGCACGGGGGCTTAATTCATACCCAACGACGGGTGACGAGCATTGACAAAGTTTGACAAATTCATCCAAAAGAGTTCTTTTTCTCAAGAAACAATCGGCATGAGTTGCGAAAAGATATTCGGTACGGCAAATTGTCATTGCCAAGTCCATCGCCATTGCGGGATAATCCGATGGGTGTCTTACCCCATTTAATGCGATACTGTGAACTTCAACATCTTCCGCCCTCAGCGACAATATTTTCTCAAGTTGGCAAGACACACTTCCTGTGTCTATTATAACAATGAATGGCCTTTCAGTTTGGAGCCTTAATAATTCTATGCAAATAGGCAAGGTTTCGGAAGTGTTTAGGCATGGAATTACGGCTGTTACATAATAATCCCACGGTTTTAATTTGCAATTTCCCTCCCACGGGCTTTCTATGGTTAATGCTCCATAGATCGGTGATGTCTCTACAGGGATGAATGTCACTTCTTCCCAACGTGATTCTGTTTCTACCCATATCTCTTTTTTGTCGTTAATTATTCTTTTTCTGTTATTGGCAGCGTTATCCCAGCGGTTTTTTGATATTTCCATATTGTTCCTAAATCATAGTTTTTGCGAAAAACAATCTATACAATTATACAATTATACAATTATGAAATTATTTCCTATTCACTTCGGGAACCAACAGTTTGGCCACAGTTTGAGAACCCGGCATTATTGATTCTCCAAACTGTTTAAACCAACCAATCTTTTTCCCACAATAAACAGTATTACCCTTCAAAAACCATTCAATTGCTGGCCTAGTTTTTGCGGCATAAAAGTTACTAAAAAGAGCTTCCTCAAAGTTGTCTGATTCAATGGAGTAAGAAGCAGCGGATCGCAAAAGTACCGTAAACAAAGAACGACGCATAGGAGGCTTCGTCCACCACTTACTCGGCTCAACCCACATAATTGTTTTTCTTTGAGTTGGGCCGAATTTAGTTCTATTTTTCAGGCGAAGAACGTCTTCCACTTTTGAAAGAAATGTGGCAATATCCCTTCCGGTATTCGCTTTGTGTGTATAGAAAAACAAATTCAAATTATAAAGCTGATTGTGCCACAACTCCCTACAATCAAACCAATTTACATAATACTTGTTATTTAAATCACTCTCAGACAACTTCGGCCTTCCAAAAGAGCCGGGAGACGGGCGATACCCCGTCTCAACGTAAAGAGTTGTTTTAAAATCAATCATTCTTATTTTCCTCTACGATAGTAGCTTTTATATTAAGAACATTGTTGTTCGCATCCAAAAAATTATCCAAGTTTCTAATGCTTATGACGCTCCAATGCGGATCGTCTAAAGGAATGTTTTTCTGTTCTGTATAATAGAAGACTTCTATCATATATCTATAACTCTTTTCCTCAATCTGAGCGTCGGTTAAACCCACCAACATATCCTCGCAAATCTCTTTGCAAAGACGCAACGAATCCTTTTCGGTCGCACAACCCAGCTTGCGCAAAACCTGAGTAGCAGCAATCGCCTTGTCTTTCTTGAGCAAATCAATTATATTTTTCTTCATCATGCCGTCTACAAATTCTGCAACGGCTGCGTACCGAGCCATCACTTGACCTTTCTTGGGCGTATGCATCCTTACATCAAAAAAATATTGCTCAAAATTAGTTTCGTCAATTACTACTTCATTGTTGGTTTCATTCATTTTTTGATCCTGTAACATATTCTTCTAATTGTTCAAAAGTCTCATCCTCTGTTTGATATTTTTCAATTTCCACAACAGGAGGCTTCATCAAGTAAACCCGGAAATCATTTTCTTTGTCTGGGTATCTCTTGATCCACGGCTTGCTGCTCCGGTTACTTTCCAAGGTATAAGTGTTATACGGATGTTCGGGAGCCTGCAATCTCAATCTAACTAAGTTACCGGGCTTCAAAATTCCGCCCCATCTTTCGTAATCATCTTCCCAAATATTAACTGTATTCAATTCGCTCATTACATCTTCAATCTTCGTCCGATAGAAGATTGTCTTTGGCGAGCCGTCAGGCTTCTTAGTCTTAGATTCCGCTCTTGTGATAGAAATAATCTTCACTTCGACCGGACAAATAAAGTCTGGGTTCTGACGCAGGTTTTCAAAGGTGTTATTTGAGTTATGGTCTGGACTCTTTTCCAAATCATGAACCCAAGCAAAACCGTAATATTTGTTTTCACACTCTACGGGATCACGCAATTCTTCCAACAAAGACTTCTGGATCGGCCAAGAACTTGGATCGAAGTCCACCAATTTTGGAAATACTTGTGGCCCGATATTTTCATTCTTTTCAATTGCCTTTTGACGACGATTCCACAGCTTGCGTAATTCTTTCCAACGATTATATGTTCGAGTAATTGTACCCATCCGATAATATCGGATGACTTCCTTTTCGATGATTACACCATCTTCTTCAATATGCTCAACCTCGACAATGAACTCGCCCTCAACAGGATCACGTTTCCTGTAAGCTCCGAGTTCTTCTGGCCCGCACTGCATCTCTTTAGTTGATTCAATATATTCATCTACATCGTATTTCTTTTTCCAATAATCTGCGTCAAATGGTTGCTGTCCGGCCAGTTCACGAAGAGAGATGTTTTCACGGGGGCAAATAGTATGAAAATAATCATCATACTTATTCATAGACTTACCAAAACGCTTGATCTTGTCTTCATACTTCTTGGTCTTATCACGGTAATATTCAACGAACTTCCAAAGCACAATCGGGTCTGCATCTTTGAAGCAACGCAAACCAATCAACGGCTTCAAAACATTGGCATCGGTGCCAAAACGATACAAGAAATCTTCAAATGATGCGTAGGGTTGACTCTCTACAATTCTCTGAGCAGGAGCTTCACCAATGCCCTTAACGTTGGAGAGGCCAAAGTAAATTTGATCGCCCACCAATTCAAAAGTAATCTTAGACTTGTTAATGTCTAGGCGGGCCAACTCGATGTTGTGAGCATGAGCCTCGACCTTGTATTCTTTGACCTTATCAGAAGTCTTCTCACAACTCAGAACCGCAGCGTAGAACTCATGCGGATAATGAGCCTTCAAATAAAGCAAACGTCCAGAGATATAAGTATAAGCCATTGCGTGGCTAAGATTGAAACCGTATTCGGCAAAAGCCTTGATTTGGTCCCAAAGACTCGTAGCTTCCTCGATAGAGACGTTCAAATTCTTCACACCATTGCGAATAAACATCTCTTCAAATTTCTTGAAAGCCTCTTCCTTTTTCTTAGAAATAGCTTTACGCACCGCCTCACAATCCTTCAACGGGATTTCGCCCACCACGTTGAGGATTCTCATAATTTGCTCTTGATAAGTTAAAACCCCGTAAGTCGTCTCCAAAATGGGCTTTACGAGCGGGTGCAGGTGAAACTCTTCCTGCCCTTTTTTGCGTTGAATATATCTCTCCTGCATTTTCATGCCGAGAGGACCAGGGCGATAAAGAGCAGTATAAGCGACCAAATCCTCAAATTGGGTAACGCCGCCAGCACGAACCATCTTTCGTATACCTTCACTGTCAAACTGAAAGATACACTTCAAATCGCCCTGATTTGCCATCGCTAAGGTTTTGGGATCATTGCGCCACTTGGCTACATCCGTCCAGTCCGGTTGGCCGGGCAAACCGCATATAGAAAGTAAATTATGCCGCTTTTTAACAAGCTCACAACAACGAGAAATTTGCAGCAAATTAGAAATAACCAGCAAGTCGAACTTAACAAGTCCAACGGGCTGCAAGTCCTGACCGTGTAGACCTTCTACCCAAGCCGATGCTTGAGGATTATTTTTTCGCTTAATGAGCGGAACTAGATCGTGCAAAGGAATAGACGCAATAATCAAACCACCAGCATGTTGGCCGGTGCCACGATTGCGATGCAACATTCTCCGAGCAGAATCAGCGACTTCTGGATATTTCTCGCAATATTTCTTCAATTCGGGATACAACTTCATGGCTGCATCCCATGTGAGAGCTTTTCCTTCGTCGTCTTTTGCTTCAAGGTTCTTGGTTAATTCTTGAATTTCTTCACGAGGAACGCCGTGAACACGAGCCATATCCAATAGGGCGTTCTTGATGCCGAACGTGGTGTAATTACCGATATTGCAAACGAAATCTTCGCCAAAGGTTTTGGGTGCCCACTCGTGCTTAAGATAGTCACGAGCCTCAGAAAGATAATCTACGTCAATATCAGGATATTCCCCATATTCACAATGGGGTTCATTCTCGATAGTATAATCTTTAGTTATCTTGAGAAGATAAACAACCAGAAGGTTGTTGACGTTCTTGGCGTATTTCTTGCCAATAAGATCGAGAAAGTAATCCCACTTACCTTTGGCTTCTATCTCGCCAAGCTCCCAGCGGAGTCTTTTTACATATCTTTGGTCATGTGCTAGACAAAAATCATTCAGGGCTTTTTGACAAAGCCCTGTGAGTTTTTCCATCGACATACAGCCTCCCCTTAGAGGGACTTTTCTTCGCCGTATTTTGTGTGCTTGATAAGCCGAAAACCTTCGATTTTAACCTCTTTCTGGGCGTAGTTTTCTTTCGCTTCCGGCCACATCTCAGCGAAGAACTTCACCGCTCTTTCTTTGATTATTTTAACTTGCTCTATTGTAGGTTCGACCCAGAACAATATAGCAAAACTGAAAGGCGCAGGATAGCTATAATTCCCATAATTGTCTTGAGTTATGCGTCCAAAATTTCCTCTGTCATCCGTGCCCCAATTACGACTCAACCAATAACTCCAAGCAAAAGAACCTTCTCCATCGTTTTCTTCGACAATCGAATCTTTGAATGGGTTCTTTTCGAGAGCCAATTCGTCCCCTTCATCTTCTAGTCCCATCTCCATATAGAACATATTGGCATAACCGGGGTCGCCATCTTCATCATCAAACCCTGTGCAGTACGCACAGAGTTGTGAACCAAACTCTCCAACATGAGAGTCGGTGTCGATGACCAACATATACTTCTCAGAAATCAGAATAGGTTCGCTCATAAGTACCTCAATCTCTGAAACCACGTTTTTTAGGTTTGCCAAAGCCCATAGTTGGTTTAAAATCATCTTTGGATGAATCCAATTGCTCTTCTCTCATGCCAGAAAGAGTGTCAATAGCGGATTGATATTCATCGCCCAGAATAACAACTGCAACAAACAATTCTTTCAAATGGGCCAAGCTGAAATCTTCTGTATCTTGCACCCATTTGTCAATAGGAATATTCAATTCGGCAATGCGTTTTGAACCGATCAAATACTCAAAATACATTTTCCGAGATTCGGGATTTGGGTGGTCAATCTTGAATCGCTTATCGAAGCGAGAAGGCCGGTTGATAATACGCTCGCCCAATTCCTCTGGATAATTGGTGGTCGCCAAAAAGACGGCCTTTTCGATTTGATTTACACCATCCAAGATATTGAGAACTTCGGACTCATTGTAATGCTTTATGGTGGAATCAATATCTTCCATCAACACAACAATGGGCGTTTGTGGCTCAATTTCCCGCAAAACTCTCATTCCCTCCGTGAAAAGGGATGGGTGTGTAAACTTAACGACAATACCGCCCCGATCAACAACGTCTCTCATGATAAGTTGAATCGTGCAGCTTTTGCCGCTATTGTGATGCACCATGTAATCAGAGGTAATATATAAATGATCTCCCGATAATGTAAATCCAAAATACTCGCCGTCTCCCAATGGCTCAATATTCCTAATTCCTGTCCGAAGAGGGTCTTTATTGGGAAGTCCCAACAACGCTTTCTTTCTCGCTAAACGAACCGGCACTTCAGAAATATTCCCAAAAATATTGACCCGCCAATATTCACCCACAAAATTTATCTTCTTAATGCTCTTTTTCACTAGCTTGATAGTCGCTCCCAATCCCAAACTACGAGCCAATTCAACAATCTGTTCAGCAAGTTCCTGACGCTTTTGAATAATTTCAAAACAACCATTATAACCCTTCTTTTTGAATTTTTGGTTTGATCGCCAAGTGGCCATAGAGTATCCGCCATCCGTATCTACCAGTCCAGCCAATAAAGCAAGGCGGGACTGACGTGTAGTTGTCATATATTCTTCTGGAATATGCTTGTGATCCAAAACACCAATAGAATTCATTATCGTTCGAAGAGAATTACCACCCTTCTGTCCATTTCCAACAATAGTAAATGACGAACAAATCGAATCGGTCTTCTTGTTCTCAGTTACAGATAAACCCAATGAACCAGCATAATTATACAAAAATTCCCTTATTTCTTTATCGGCAGTCGTAACCTGAGTATTGCCTTCTGTGCCATCCCCTAACCACACTCCCAAAAAATACGGGTCTACTGATAGTTTAGAATTTGTTGAAAATTCCACTCCTGTTCTGTGCAATTTGAATGATCTCTGAGAGCATTTAGTCAATGACATAAAATCATTCACGCTAATATTCATACTAGGTGGATAACGTCGGTCATCTTGTCTTGTCCTAACAAGATTAAAAATGTGATGCCCGTTTACAACAAATGATTCCCCTTTCATCGGCGTAACACGAAACATATTGTCTCGCCCTCGCCGCAACTCCAAAACTTTACGGGGCTTAGAATCAGGCCCCATAAGAAGATCGCCCAAAGCTACATCTTCTACATTTTTCTTCGTGCCATCATACATAACAATTTTGGTGCCCTTAGCATGACAACCGGGCGGTCCCCAGAGGATAATCCCTCTTTTATAAGTCAATTTGTATTCACGGAAAAGAGATTCACGCTCCCAAAACTTCTGAATTTCTGTAACAACTCGTTCAGAATTGGTTTGCGGGAAACGCAGCAACCCCTGTGCAAGCACGGTAATTTTCTGAAAATAAATACCGATGGTATCGGAATGCTGAATTTCATAAACGCCGGGCGTAATTTTTTCAGCGGTTTTCGAGGCAGGAATAAATGTCTTGCCATCCGAAGTCGTCCATTGAACCAAACCACGCAAAATTTGCTCTTCTTTCTTTGGTCCCTGATCCCCATAAACAGCAATTGGTGATTCGCAGGACGCATCAATTCCGTAGAAAGAATGTTTCGCAGGAGCATTTTTCAGTATATCCCAATCAAGTAACTCTTTGTCGTCAGTATGCATTTTTAGTCTCCATATGTGATAAGTATAGCCGAAATAAAAAGTCAAGCAACCCTAAATAAAAACATGGAGTTCAAAAAGTGGCTGTATCTGGAAAACGATCAATACGAAGTCTACGAAGAAGCTATCGCTGCGTACACTTTTTACCATTTTCGGCAGGCAGTAAACAAGTTTTTCTCGGATGGGAAAAGAAAAAAAGTAGAAGAATACATGAAAGAAAGCTGGGAGGGTCAAAATAAACCAAACAATCACGGAGGCATTCGATTCTATCTGCCTCCAAGAATCGGGAAAAATACAGTATTCCCCAAAGAAATGGTCGATCTAAGAATTTGTGTTGATGTAAACCCAAATCCCAACGAAGATGGAGCAGGAGCCACACAAGGACACGGGATTATTGGAATCCATTACAACCCAGATACTCTTCAATCTGCACACAGCCCGAACGATGTAAAAATTCAGAATATCATTGCCACAATCCAATATCAGCTTTATCACGAAGCAACCCACCTAATGAGCGGACAAGTTGGAGATGGGGGCAAAATGCAAAATACTCCGTGGTGGAAATATCCAAAAAACTCTCAAGAATATCGAGACGGACAATTAAACTACTACACCGATACAGGCGAAGTCAAAGCTCATGCTCGCCAATATGCCATTATGTATATGAACAAATACCCCGGCCAAAAATATGATCCACAACTGCTCGTCAAATTGGCTCAAGAATTAAGTGACAATAAAATGATGCGTTATGCCCAAAAGCTGGGCAATCCGAATATACAAAAACAATTCCCGCAATTCGCCCAGAAAATGCAAAAAGCCCATGAATTATTTCAGGGATTTATGCAAAGATTCGTCAATGAAAAAGGCTACAGGCAATATAGCGCTTAATCGTAAAATGTCTTTTAACATAGGAACTCCATGATTACAAGAATAGACCCGCCACTACCACTAAATACGCCAAAGGGAAAAGGTTACGCACATTTTATTATAGACTATTCCACCGAACACGACTTAATATGGATCGTATTCATAGATGAAACTGGAGAATGTTGGTGTTACCGCAATCCAGATATAAGATTACGTCCAAACCTGACGTTTGGTAGAAATTCTACCAGCCCTATTGATACATAAAGAAAATTATGGCAAGAAAATTTACAAACAAATACTTTGGACAAGTTCTAAGGGTTGAGAACAGTTGAGCCGAAATATGAGGAAATCTACGGAAACCTGTAGATAAATCTTGCCTAAAATCCAGATTTCGGTCTGAAAAATGAAGGGCATACCCTAAATAAAGGTATGCTATTGGTTGAACGACACTATACGAAAGGCAACTCCGAGATTGCACGACTCTGCTCTCTAAGCAAGGAGTTGTACAACCGTACCAACTTTCTCATGCGTCAAGCATGGTTCACCAAGCAAAGACTGCCCGACATCAACATCCTCGTAGCTGCCGTCAAGGACTTGGAATGCTTCAAGAAACTGCACAATACCAAGACTGCCAAGCAAACTGTCCGCAAGGTCTTGACCGACTGGAGTAACTTCCGCAAAGCACTCACTGCCTATGGCAAGGACCGCTCTAAGTTCGTGCGATGCCCGAAAGCACCGGGTTACAAGGACAAGATGGCTCAGGTCATCTTCTACAACGAAACCATAAAAGGAGGACAAAAAGGCATCCCACTTGAGAAATTGACGGCTACCAACAACTGTTTCTCAGTGCCGTATCGAGAAGGATATAAGCAGGTGGTCATCACGCCTAAAGCCTTTGGGTTCGTGATTGAAGTTCAGTACGAAAGCAATGACAAGAATGAGAAAAAACCGAAGGTCAGCAAAGACAAGGTTTGTACAATAGACATCGGCTTAAACTGTTTGGCTGCGATAACTTACGACCAGAACCGTCCAATACTGGTCAATGGTCGCATCGTCAAGAGTTTTAACCAATGGTACAACAAACGTCCCTGCAAAAAGCGGTTGAGAAAAAGGTACTTTCGGTTGGAGAACTACTTCCATCATGTGTCTAAACTGATCGTTGATCTGTGCCTAAAACACGGCATTGGCAGGATAATTGTGGGCAAGAATCATGGCTGGAAGTCAGGTATCAACTTGGGCAAGAAGACTAACCAAGCGTTCTGCTTCGTACCGACATACTTGCTGTTGGAGAAGATCAAGTACAAGGCAGCGATTGCTGGAATAGACGTGACCTTCACGGAGGAAGCGTACACCAGCAAGGCGAGTTTCTACGACCGTGACCCATTGCCGAAGTACGGGGAAACTGTACCTGAGTTTAGTGGTCGCAGGAAGCATCGTGGGTTGTACGTCAGCAAGGATGGTTTCGCTGTCAATGCTGACGTGAACGGAAGCCTAAACATTGGACGAAAAGTAATCCCTGAGTTCTACGGAATAGGGGATAGGAGCCTTGTCGCAAGGCCAGTAGTAATCAATCCATTGAAAGCCTAACGGTGAAGGTTAGGTGGTTGATTGCTCAAACCAGATTTCCGTAGGTTTTCTGGAACGGTTATCGACGGAGACACATTTGAAGTCCTAGTAGAGCTAGGATTTGGCGTCTCTCAGAAGTTCCACGTCCGCTTAGATGGTATTGATACGCCTGAAACAAGCACAACCAAAGGCATTAAAGCCAAAGAATATGTGCGTGATCTTATCGAGGGCAAATCAGTGATATTGAAAGATGCGGGGGCCGAGAAATATGGCCGGGCAAGAGCAAAAGTGGAGTTGATGGATGGGACCGACCTAACTCAATTCTTAATTGAGAAGAATATAGGCATTGAATATCACGGCGGCAAAAAGCAGAAGCTATTGTCAATTCTTTCCGTGATTGAATGAAAAAAGCCCGCTCTTTCGAGCGGGCTTAGTGGAGCCGAGGGGAGTCGATACTTCCCCATCTAATTTCTTAGATTAGTGGACTATCTTTTCACCATAGTAAAAACTTTAGGTGTCGGGCGCTCAAGCTGGTAATTAAGAGGGCTAAACCTCACCAGTAGTCTCTGCACCTTCCAGAAGTGTACTTCTGGCTTGGCTCAGGATTGCCCTCGACTTTACGTTAGGGTTTCCCTGAATTCACCCGATTATTCTCTATATCTTTTCAGATATAGACGGCTCGACTCACGAACCCCTGTCCATAAGTGTCGGCATTACAGTCTCTACACGCTTATCTCGTTGTTCGAGTGTCAGGTTTTGGGACTACTACGAGCAAAAGTCCGTCAACCTTATCGACCTATTTTCTCGTCTCAAGCTAAGTCGCCCAGCCCAAGACCAGCAAGATTTGGCGGTTGTCGGCAGTCGAGCGCTACTTGCATCGCCCTCTCAGCCAACCCTAACCTCTCGGTTAGGCAGCCAACGCTACCGGAGCAACGCTGGGGAAACGAACGATGTTATCGCCGTTTGAAGTTTTTGTCGATTTTTAGAGCGGCCTTTCGACAAACCGCTGCGTGCCACCATAACACTCATCCACCATGTCGAAACCTTTGCGGCCCCGTCTGGCACTTTCATTCTACCACAAGATATTATTTCCCCTGCTTTACTATATATTAACAAGTGACACAAAGTATATATTTCGATTTCGCAAAGTTTTGCGAGGCGAAATAGTAAATAAACAATCTGGCACAAAATGAAATGGAGCAAAACATGGCATTCTCAAGTTTTCAAGAGTATATGGATCACAAAAACAAAGTAAAAAATGATCCAAAAATCGAAAAAGTCGCTGATTACCACGGCCCACAAGATACCAAACCAGCAAAAGAAAAGAAACACAAAGATGCTGGTGGTTCGGGTCAAGTTGGCGAAACAAAAGGCTATAAGCCTTCCAACAGTCCAATTGACCCCAATAAGGGCAAAAAGGACGGCAAAGGCTTCGCTGATGAAGGCGATAAAGCCCTCAAATATGAGCCGGGCGAAGTTTGGGTCGGCGGCAAAGACGGTGTATCCAACAGCAAAAATGGCGTACCGGGCGGCAAAAATGTATCTACATGGCCGAAAACAAAGACACAAGAATGGGTAAACAAAAATAAGGGCGTATCTATGTCCGAATTCACCAAGCGTATGCAACAAGAAGTCGAAGACGAATGTGGCAATAACGCTTATGCAACCATTCGCAATGTAGTTGAACTTTGCCAATGCAATAACAAATATATCAATAATTTAGTCCGTGAAATGAAGCGTAACGACCTGTTGCCTTTACTCTCCGAAGCAATCGCTCCACCACTTCATAAATATGACGATGAAATGAATGACATTGATGGAGAAATGGACGCCCCAGAAGGCGATATGGACGATGACATGGGCGACGGCTCTGACATGGACATTTCTAGCGACGATGATATGGGCGACGAAATGGACAACGAAGATGATCTAGGCGACATGGGCGACGACATGGGCGACGACATGAGCGACGACATGGGCGATGACGAAGGCTCGGCACTTGGCAAGCCAGAAGGCGACATGGATATGCCTATGCCAAAACCAAAGAAAAAGAAAAAGCACCCTCATGCCGCACACGCTTTAAATGCAATGCAAGGCCCACCTGCCCCTATGGATGCCCCTATGGATGCCCCAATGATGATGAAAAAGAAAATGAAAAAAAGCTAAATGATTAGTTTCAGTTTCGCAGAATGGCTTCAAATAATAGAGGCTGATAAAACAAAATCCGGGTTGGCCGGGTCAGACTTTACTGGATTATCTCTGGCAGACCGTATGGCCCAAGGCAGAGATATTGGTGAACCATTTATAAAGCGTCAACTGGCCATGCACGGGATTAAAATTTCTGGTGTGCCCGCCAGAATGGATAAGACCCAAAAAGTTGACGGCATGTGGAACAACGACCCTATTCAAATTAAGCTCAGACGTAGCGGCATAGCTGGCAGAAATGATATTTCTTTTGAAGTATGCAGAAACCACGATAATATCTTCAAGTTATCCGACCAGCTTAGAAATGTAGATAAGCAGGGCAGAGATTACAAAGGGCAGGTAAAACACTACTTTGTAATGAACCAAGCAGAAACGGAAATTTATCACGTTCTTGCCAGTGCCATTAAAGCAGCAGCAAATGCCGCTATTGCGGAACTAGATGCTGATAGAAGAATGCAAGGTTATTTAACACGAGCATTTCCCGCAAGCAACGGAACCGAACTAAGACCGACTAGAGATAAAGACCCAGACAGTTTCACTCCATTCAAAGTCATGGCCTTTATCCCTGTCGATAGTGTTGTTCAAAAGGCTTATCCAATTCAGGATGAACAAACCGTACCAGCTATTCAGTCCGGCGCTCCTAACAATCCCCTTAGATATATAGCCCCGCCTGCCACAAAGAGCGATATGGAAATCGCTGCCGAGAAAGCACTTAGAACAGGACATGGCGAAATCACCATCAAGAGCAGCAACCCGAAGAATGTCGATAAAAAGATGAAAGAAATTCGGATGTTTGCTAACACGAATAAACTAAAGGTACAAGACAACGGGGATGGAACTGTAACCTTAATCAAATGGCCTATCTAAGCTACAAAAATCTCTTCTGGTGAAAGCGGGTCCATATTCTTTGGAAACTCTAAAATAATGCTCCGTCCACCACGAGCCTCGCTCATAAACCGACTAAACAACAGACCTTCGTAAATTGGGTCAACATCTGTAATGCCCAAACAATAACAAGTCAAAGCACCAACGGCACTTCCACGACCCGGACCTACAGCCTGTGTGCCATCGCCACCCAACACATCACGACACCAACGGCGTGCTTCGTCCGTCATCATCTTCTGAATAAGGAAGTAGGTGCTGAACCCTTTGCGAGTAATCAAACTCAACTCTTCTTTGAGACGATTAACATATTCTCGATTTTGAGGAAGATTGCGTGCCTTGAAACCACGCATGACTTCTTCCTTCAACTTATCATCGGAATCTGGGAAAATAGGCAGCTTCAAAGAACGATCAAGTTGTACGCCCTTAGCACGCTCACAAATCTTAACAGTATTTCTTTTAGCTTCACAGAACAACTCATAAGGAATAATATCCTTATAATCCTTGAACCATTTATCATTGATTTCTTCCTCAGATTTCATCCAAAGGTTTGCATCTTGCAACTCGAAAAAGTCGCTGATGCCTTCCTCTTTCATTTTGCGTTCAATATCAACAATGGTGTTCTTCGTTTGCACCATCAACATGAGACGCTGATATTTGCTATCTTCTTGTTTGCAATAATGACAATCATTGGTAATGATAAGCGGGAGTTTATATCGGTCATGAGCCTTCACAATAAAAGCGTCGTAAGGCTTTTGTTTATTGAAATCCAAGACCATCAATTCCAAAAAATAATGATCTTTGCCAAACATCTCGATGTATCGCTCAATCATAGCGAATCCAGCTTCTTCGCCGCCTTTATCAAAGGCTTTGCCTACTTCGCTGTTGTAGCAACAAGACGTGAAAAATAAACCTTCTTTATACTTTAGAAGCTGTTCGTAATTGACTCTGGGCTTACGATAAAATCCCTTTGTCCAACCCCAAGAAGTAAGACGAACAAGGTTCTTATACCCTGTTTCGTTATAAGCGATAGCGAGTAAATGCGCACCAGATTGTTTGGCTTCGGCTGCGTCTGCTTCACTGAGGTCCAAAAGATATTTCTGCATCTCTTGCAATGAAGATATTGCAGGCTGCATTCGATTGACGTAAAGTTCACATGCGAAAATGGGGGAGAGAGTGTCCTTCCCATGTTTATCACATATTTTTTCGCAAGCCTTAATTTGCCGTGGGACTGCGCCCAACATGCCGTGATCGCTAATCGTGAGGAATTTCTGATTGATTAGCGGGGCACGGGTGGCATATTCTTCCACCATGCCATACCCATCAAGAACACTGAAATCCGTGTAGCTAATGAAGGTGGAGATGTTCAAAACCAGTAATCTCCACCTTCATCGGCCCTCCTCTCTCAATCGTCATTCTTAAGTCCCTTTTTTGAGCCAAGTTCCTTTGATGGAACTATAACAAACAACCTTCTTCTTGAAAAGGCGTATTTAGTCTACTTTTCAAATTTTCAAATTTTCTTGAGGGACGACAAGGATAGGTCGTAATGATCACGTTCGCTTTTGCACGTCGTAAGTGCCAGAAATGTCTTGATGCTCTATAATTTCATAATTAAAACTGTCATCGTCGGATAGAACCCATTTATCTTTATCTTCTACTGACCAAATATGAGTGTTTAATTTTCTATGTATTATATTTTGTCCCCACTTAGTAACGAAGCTTGACTCGAACAATCTCACTCTGTTATTTGGTTGTATAGCAAAATTACCATCTTCTAATTTAATTACATGCCCACATTTATGCTGACCGGGAACTTCACTAAAGTTGACATCAGGAATGTTAGAATCTTCTGCACTCCAATCTAGTGTAAACATATAATGACCCTTCCGATTATTTTTGGAACGATCTACATACAGCATACTTTTATGTTTTAAGAAATCAAAAGCAGTAACGCTAATATAGCTACTGAAACAATCCCACAGCACCAACTGATGCAATTCTTCTTGTGGCGAATCTGGTTTCCAACAAAAAGCATGAATTGGCATTCTCCACCACAATCCGCCATCTTCCATGATAAAATGGAACAACGGGGTTCTATGTGTTATTGAAGCAACGCCAAAGATAACACAAGGGAGATATATATCATCATCTTTAAATTCAACTCTATTTTGTAAAAAATTAGATCTAACAAAACATTCTATTGGAGGCAAATTTGTGTTTAAGTATGCCATAAATAAATCAAAAATGATAAATTAATTAATTTATTTATTTATTAAATTGAATCCGTTTTTTCATACGAATTTTTCCAATTTTCAAATTCTTCATTTAATACATTTGCTTCTTTGTCCAAAGATTTAATCTGAGAAGAAACCTTGTCATAGAATTCCTTTAGCTCAGCCTTGAGGGCTTTCTTTTTGTTGTGAATCTCTGATACTTTTTGAGAGAATGTCACAAATTCATCGCTTAGTAACCAATTCATATTACGCTCCATTCTTGTACTTCTTGAATTCTTGATTCAATAATAAAGACTTTTGAGGATCGACCTTAACGGTCTTCATCTTGAACTTATTAGGCATATAGCCTAATAACTTGCCCTTTTCGTGGCTTGTTTTCTTCCACCAAATCTCCGAATCGTTGCTATCTCGGAACATCAATTTGGTTGGAACATTACAAATCGTATGGACGTTTTGGGATGTGAACCACTTCTTCGGACGGTAGGGTGGAGCATTCTCGTCCTCATCATCAAAATCAATAAATTCCTTTTCCAGATTATCAACCAAATTCCACAACTTAGTCGAAGTGATGATATTTATGTCCGAATAAATATAGTCAAATTCGTAGACTCCTGCTGTGGCCCAATAGTAAAACTTCGATGCTTTATTCTTCAAGCCCCGATAATCCCTACCACGATTGTTTGAGCGGCTTTCTGGGAGGTCTACGCCCATAAATGGCTGATGCATAGCCACAGGACAATCAATGCGTCCCAGAACCAATTCTCGCAGTTTAAATTGAATTGGAACGATTTTAGAAGATAACGGATACTTGACCCATGCATCTATGCCTTCGGTATCTTCGTCCAGCGGGGCAATACGATCAATTTTGAAGTGCCCAATGGAATCCAAATATTCCAATAAGCCATTTGTATAGAAATCACTATCCGACTTTCTTCCTTGGAAGTTTCTATTTTCATGTGTTTTTTGCATGGTTATACCTTTAATTTGTTGGTGGCTTCAAATCCTTTTGTGCCGATGATTCCGTCCGCTAAGCCGTAATAAACAGCTTCTTCGGCATCCAAATTCCAATCCCCCAACTTGTTTAACTTTTTGTCGATATAAGCCATGACTTGTTCTTCTGACATTTTCTTTTCTTGAAAATATCGACCATAAACACATCGGGAAGCCAAAATTTGTAACATCCTTTTGTTGATCTTCAAGTTCCATTTGGCATTAGATTGCACGGTTGATGTATTCCCTTCGAGAGCTACAAATCCTTTATGGACCATTACCTCACAGTTTGGGGTCATCACCCGTTTCCTAGCCGCCTGCAAAACGACTGCTCCCATCGAAGCGACTTCGCCATAGGCCAAAATACTAACGTGCGATTCGGAAAGTTTAATCGCATCGTATATCGCCATTCCACAAATCCAATCGCCACCCGGAGTTTGGAAATGCAGTAAAATGCCACGTCGTTCAATACGGTTTAAAATGTGAAGGTTTTTGATGAATTGAGTGGACATTCGGTACTCAATTCCGCCTTCTTCTTCATCTCCCACCATTCCAAAATGGCTGTGTAAATAAATTTCTCTTTCGACGATGTTCAGATCGTAATTATGAACCTGACTTATAAACTCGATCAAGTCCAATTCTGGCTCAGGCAGCTTTTTCTTCATTATAGAGTTTTACCCTCGCTATCAAATTCTCAATGCCATCGCATTGACACCTTTGATGGATAAAATCCAGCAGACACAAACATTCCTTTAGTTCCAAAATTTCACTTTGGTTAACTTCATATTTTGTTTCTACTGCCGGATTTTCAACTATCTTAGCCAAAGATCGAAGTTTATCTGCAAGGCCATTTAACTGCGGAATTTCGATATTATACTTCAATTGCAAATTATCAGATTCCGAGACAGACGGAGTTCGACCGTCAAGAATACAATCAATTTCCTCGCACAAAACGTAAACTTCGCTGCCGGGAATCTTCACTTCAATAAAAGACATAAATCACCACATATTTTCCATATGTTGTTTTCGTGTCACCCGCCGCACTTTAGTCGGATCGCTACTGAAACACTCGTAAATTATCTCGGTGCCATCTTCGTCGGCAGTCGCCAAGAATACGTCATTACCCCAAACAAATCGAAGACCAGTGAGTACGTCCTTAACATAAGGATCATAAAGCTCACGACCATCAATATTGTGTTGAAGCAAGAAATATCCCTTGCCTCTATAGTTTGGCTCAACCAATTTAATATCTGGCAAGCCGCCATTCAAATGGCGTCTCATCAAAAGTTTTTTAGTTTTTTCGTAATCACGAGATTCGATTCTTGTTTCCCCATTGTTAAATTTTTTCCACTCAAAGTATTCTTGTTCACGGCAGAAATCTTCAGTGAAATATTCATGAATAAGAGTCAAATCATCGTAATATTTTCGAACTTCAAATACCTTTTCTTTACCAAGTCCAACACCTGTGTCCCAATTTTCACGCTTACGATAATCTCGACATTCTTCCCATTCCGTACCAAATCGTCCTTTATTCCAACGGTCACGAATATCTAACAATAAATAAAAGCCTAATTTATATGGGTTCATAGAATACTTGCCGCCTAACACGCCCATTTTATGTTCAGCATATTCGATGATTCCACAATCATGCGTTTTTTGACCAAGCCCCACATAACCTTGCTCGGCCATGATTGTATAGTCAGTCAACGAGGCCCACCCTTCGTTGAGGGTCTTAGTTTGACGCTGCGGGAAGAAATATAAAGATTCATCATAAATCATAGACAATATATCTTGTTGCCACGGTTTGAGCGGTGCATTATCCCGCAAGAATCCAAAAATATCTTTCGTTGGTTCCAAGAAGAGATTCAATTCGTCGGCCAACTCTTTTTTCTTGGCTCGATCATTTTCTTTCTTTTTGAATTCACCAGTATTGATGTACGGGTCCATGTATAGTCGCTCACGATCTACCTTTAAGCGACGTGGGTGACGATACACTCTAGTATCAGTAATAATTGGGTTTTTAATTGTCTTTTGGTGCCAAGCTTTTGCGCCATCAATTAAGGTGTCAATTCTAAGCAAATAATCCAAAAACTCTGTGACACGTTCTTTGCCCCAGCGTGCCATATACTTGCGAATACGGGTTCCGTGATTCGCCATATTATTCAGCATATTTGTATCAGTGGCAGAGAAGTGGATATTATTCTTAAAAAAATCATTATGTCCTGTAGCATGAGCAACAACTGTTAGATCGTCCAACAAGCTATTGGAAGCCAATAACCATTGGTAGCAAGGATTGGTATTAATTACCATCTCATAAATTTTATGCATGCCATATTCATATCCTCTTTGAAGTTCTTCATATTCCATCCCGAAGGACCAGTGTGGATAACGAACAGGAAAGCCGCCATAAGCGGCAATTTCTGAAATTTCATCATAGGTAAGCTTTTGAATTACAGTTGGATAAAAATCCAAACCATAATCTCGACATGCCTTGAGAATTATTTGAGCGTTTTCGGCCAACTCTTTAGATAGGCTTACACCGGGTACAGTATTATCACCCAACAGTATAGAAGAGCCGTGAAAAAATTTGCTCGTCATTTTTAAACTCCAACGGACCTTTCTTTACCCATCAAGGCGGAAATTGCTTCAAGGATTTGTTGATCCCGTTCTTCGTCAGTTAAAGAACCAGATTCAGAAGCAATTTGAACAGTACGAATATTCGCTGAGCTTATGTCGCCATCCTTTATTGCAGAATCAACAACATTTTTAACGCTACCATCATAATGATACGGCATAATCTGTGTGATACCAACTAAGTTTACAATATTTGGCCCAAAATCTTCTTTCAAAGATTCTATAAAAACCGAGTTATCATCGTCCCAGTTATCGCCGTCTGTGAAGTAAAACACATAAATGTTCCACTTTTGGGGCGGGTATCGATTTTCAAATTGCTTCGCAATAAACTTTAATGCCGATGAACAAGTTGTGCCGCCACCGAACCGATATTTATAAAACTTCTCTTCATCGACTTCCATAGCAACAGAATCGTGCCAGACAAACAAACGGTCTACTCGCTTATAAAATCTGCGAATCCACACGTCGATCCACCAAGCCATATCAGAAACCACATCACACTTAAATGCATCCATCGAACCAGAGCCATCTCTGGCATAAATCACCAAAGCGTTTGTGGATGGATATTTGATTTCACGATACTGACGGTATCGCTTATCTTTTTGAATTGGCTTGATCGTCCGCATCGGTGTCGGGCAACCGGGGACAAATTCAAGATCATTGATTGTGCCTTCGGCGGCTTGTCGCTTTAACGCTTGCAAAAATGTTCGACGGTTATGACGAAGTGATTCTGGGCCAATCAAAGAAATGTTGTTATATTTAATTTTGACTTCATCAAAAGTATCACTTGGTTTTGGTTTGAGATCGGGAAGCTCCAATTCCTCAGCCAAAAACTTGAGAACTGCTTCCAAGTCCAAATTAATCGTAATTCCTTCGGCCTCTCCTTGCCCTGCACGATCACCCTTACCTTTTGGATCACGACCAATTACATCACCGTCTTTACCGGGGCCACGTCCAACACCTTGGTCATTATCTCCGAACGTAATATGAGGAATATCAATCTTTGGAATAGAAATTGATATTTTGCCACGCTTTCCACGGTTTCTGACGATTTTGCCGCTTTTGATAAACTTTTTCAAAGCCTTGCGAAGACGACCAGAAACTACGTCGATAAAGTCTTTGTGGTCTTCTTCAATTCTTCTTGGCATAGTTCGTCCTTTATGTGTTTAAGCTCTGTTTTTAACTTAATATAACCTAAGAGACAAGAAGAAATTGCTTTTTCTAATTCAGTGTATTGTGGCGGTCCACAATATACCTGTGCGGCATCTGAATTAGCTGGCACTTCTACCCTAAACATCTCTCCGTCATATTTAATGTTAACAAAAACTGGCTCTTGGTAAAGAGAGAAAGTCTCTTGAATAAGATGTTGGACGTTATTCATTGGTCAATCACTTTAAAAACAAAACTTAAATCGCCGTCATCGCTTTCAAAATTTTTGAGTTTCATATCGAACAAAAACTGAGTTTGTTCGTCGTTGAGCATGGCAAGTAGATCACCCAATGTCCCATCGCTGCCCCAAACGTCCATAGCCAATTCGTCTATTTGTTTGTGCAAATCTTTTTTCATTTTTATGTTCAACCAATAATTACCAGACATGATATACCTCTAAAAAACTGCCCTACCAGCCAAGTATTTCCCGACTGATAGGGCAGCAGCGGTTTCATATTTTCAATTATTCGTCTTGTGCCAAATCGCCTCTAGCAAATATACCGCCTACGAAATCGAGAACATCCGTTGCAGAACGGTCATTATAACCGTATTGCTTGATAAGACGTGTCTTGATGGCGTCAATCTTCTCTTGAATATCTTTGTCCACAACCGTCGCCCCGCTCACATTGAGAGCAGACAACTTAATTGTGTCCTTAACATCCTCGAAGAGCTTGGCTTCAAGAGCCTTCTTGAGCTTAGGATTGGTATCCCAGCGGAATTGCTTGCCCTTAACCGATAGATCACCGATGAAGGCGGCAATCGAGCGACGGAAATCATCGGCCCCTTGGTCTGGAATATCAATCTTGGACTCAATCTGCCGCATCAAGCGTTCATCTGGCTTGCGATCCTGACCCGTGATTGGGTCTTTAATCTTGGACTTACTGATATAAGCCATGATGTTGTCAATGTAGTTGCCACACAATCTGATAACTGCGTCTTCATCGCCAACGAGGGCTTTCTGAACTTCGGCCTTCAAGATTTCTGTGAGCTTCTTGAGGGTCAAGTCTACGGCCCCGATATAACGACCAACTTCATCCTTGTTATTCAAGAGCGACGAGCCTTCCAATCCATCTCGAATTTCATTCAACACCATGAAAGTATTTACATATTCATGGTTGTTGGCGAGACAGTTAGAAATCTTGTCTTGAACATAACGAACGGAGATACCCGTCGTCATACCTTCGTTATCGTAACGGTCACGCAACTCTTTAACTTGCTCTTCTGTCCAGCCCGGCAACAGTCTGCCGTCGTACAATTCAGCCTTGGCGACCAAATCAATCTTGCCATCTTTATCGTCATTGAGACGAGTAAGAATTGCCCAGAGAGCAGCTACTTCGAGAGTATGCGGAGCAATGTGTTGACGCACCTTGCCGACGCCATAATCCTTTTCCAGAATCTTGAGTTCTTCGGACCAACGCAAAGTATAAGGAACGTCAACCTTTACAGTACGATCACGCAGAGCTTCCATGTACTGGTTGCTACGCAATTTTTCGTATTCTGGGTTGTTTGTGTGGGCGAAGATAGCTTCGTCAATAGAAACTTGGCTAAACTTCTTCGGTTTGATATTTTGTTCTTGCGATGCACCCAACAAGTCATACAGGAACGCCTGATCCAACTTGAGGGCTTCGATAAATTCGATCATGCCACGATTGCCCACGCAAAACTCGCCGTCGAAATTGAAGCTACGGGGGTCAGAATCGGAACCAAAGTGGCTGATGCTTCGGAAGTTAATGTCACCAGTCAACTCGGTCGAGTCTTGGTTTTTCTCATCCTTTGGCTGGAAAGTTGCGATACCGCAACGGTCGGCCTCGGAATAAACCTTGCGAACGACACGGATGTGATTTTCAAGAACTTTCTCAAGATCGCCTTCGTTTCTCTTGAGTAATTCGTTCATGAAGAACTTGCAACGTGGGTCAAGTTCGCCATCGCATCGGAGATTATACAAATCAACTTTCAATTCATCATCAGCCATATCCCTGTGAATTTCATTCAACTCGGCCATAATAGGGGCACGGAGTTCAGGGGGAAGTAGCTTTAGAGGCTGCTCGTGCATCGGGCAGTCATCTTCGGGATGTGTATAGATGCCTTCTGTACCAGTCGGCAGATTAACCCAGCGGAAAGAATACCAAGCCCCATCGTCCGATCTGGAATAACTTTCCAACTCTCTTTTGAAGAGTCGGCAGAGAGTGGACTTAGAGCTACCTACAGGTCCATGCAAAAGTAAAATACGCTTCTCAGTACCATAACCCCCCGCAGCACCCTTGATGAATTTCATCAAGGAGTCCTTCGTAGGCGTCAGCCCAATAATGGGATTATCTGGATTATCAAAAAACTTATAATATGTGTAGGTTTTTCGATATTCTTCCACTTGATGTGTGCCCTTGGAAAGCACCATATCCCAAATCATTTGCCAAGCATTGCGAACTAGCTTGGGATTTTTGTAACACTCATCGACATACTGACCGAAACTCATTTCTGTGTTAAGTACACGAAATTTGTCCCGATCAAACTTTCCAATTACTCTGCTCAATGCATTCATTGTATTTTTCTCCGATTCTTTGTCGTTCGCAAGGAAGGGACTACGAATATCCCACGCTAAATAAATATAGCGACTAAAAAAATATATTCAAGTCTTGAAAAGCAAATTTATTTAACTTCGCCCCAATTTTTGTCATTGCCCAAATCGTTTATTTTTCGATAAGGCGTGGCACCAACATGGGACTTATCCTCGGCATTTTTACGCTGGTCTATAACACCACCGGGCTTTTCCATTTCATGATGAAAACGGTAATCGTGCCCGCTGGATTCGCTATTCCATCTATCTGTGCCGATTGGATTGCCGAACGTGAAATTCGGGCAACCTATAATTTCCTTTTTCTTCCTAGACTTGCATTTGGGGCATTTGCCCTTCTTTACATTCTGGTATTTCTCGGCCATAAGCGACCAAATATCATAAACACACTGACATTTTTTGCATTCAAATTCATAACGTGGAATAACACACCTCTTTTTTTTTGAAGGAAAATATTTTTTTGCTATTCTTCCTCTAATTTTCTCAACTTTTTGTAAACCTCATCTACACGCTCTAATTGAGCTTCGAGGCTCAGAAATTTCCACCAAAAAGACTTTTCACACATCGCTATGGCACGGGATAACAACTTGCGATTTAAGTCACGACTAACTATAGCAATTTGTGCGTGCTGAATTGCTTGTTCTTCTTCGGCAATCTTTTTGTATTCTTCAGGCGTCAAAATAGAATCTGGGTCGTTAAAAAAATTGTCAATATCATCTCGATCATTGTCATCATAATCAAATCTTCTCATGGTGATTATCCTCTCACAGCTAAAAATAAAGGTGTAGAATCCTTCCACAGTTCAGCCAAACGCCTTTCATTGGAACTCATGTCTACGTCCTCGTATTTCCAAATCGGCGTAATTGGATGAATCTCTTTATTTATCCATGAGCTTGTAACAAACTTTCCCCATCCATCTTCATATGTCATAAAAGTTTCAAAATCTTTCCCCTTAACGTCAAAAACCAATAACTTGTCGTAACGATCTACTGGTTCTGTCATTTCGGTTAAAAAAGTTGCTTTTGGCACAGAAAACGATTTGTTGAAAACGAAAACGTCCGACAATTCTCTAACTGCCACTACGTCGGGAGATAAGATTAAAAGAGGAAAAGAAAGGATATTTTTTTCAATGAAATATTTGGCATGAGACAAAGGGGTGTCTGTTTTTCGCAAAGCAAAAGGAACATCGCATCTTTTGGTCCAGTCAAATAACTGATGTTTCATCAAAAAACGATTGCAGACTACAGCCACCTTCGCTTCTGGAATATTTCGATAAAAGGAATACCACGCCAAAAAACTCATCCAATGATGACATGGCGTGTAATCGCATACGATGAGTATGCTGAGATTCTTCCCGGTATTTGTAATCATGCACTAATTGAGTAATCAGATTATTTTCCCTCACGGGAATAAATTTTCCCCGGTACTAGCATACCTGTATATGTGGAGCCAACAGACAGTTTGGCGGGTCTTACCGCACCACGGGAGATAATTTTGCCCGGAGTGTGACCACTGCCCGTGCCATACAGCTTCACAGTCTTCTTTTTGGCTTCTAGGAATTGACGGAAAGTCATCATACCGTATTTAGAGTGGAAAATTAAAATAATGGGACTAGGATATATACTATTATGATAACTTTTGAACAATTCATGAAAAGAAAACGGATCGTGGAACAAGGCGAAGCTCCACCCGAAATTATGAAAGCAGCCACTAATATCAGCAAAAAAAACAAATCTGCTGTAATTGGCGCTACTGCTCCGCAAGAATTACCAAATATTATGAAGGATAAAGCCGCTATGGATTTGGTAAAAGCAGATCCAAAGAATGCCGGAAAATTAGGTCAGGTACTCACTGGACTAGACGCCAAAGAAATTGAAAAACAACAACAATAGGAGAACTAACATGAAATGTTGCTTTTTAGGATCGTTTATGGGTGCCCTACTTGGCGTTGTAGCCAGCTTGGGACTCTGTTTTACTCTATTCTGCCCATGCTGTAAAGATGTCGGTTGTTGCAAAGATGTCGGTTGTTGCAAAGATGGTTGCTGTGTCTGCTGCAAAGACAAAGTTTGCAAGTGCTGCGATGACTGCAAATGCGGTACTGACTGCAAATGCACCGCTGACAAGAAATGCTGTGACGCCTGCAAATGCCCACAACACTGTGGCAACTGCTGCAAAAATGAAAAGTGCGAAAAATGTTGCTGTCACAAATAACACTTTTTTAACTCTTCCCATTTTTTAATTGCTCCTGTACTTGACAAATCTTCAAATTTAGGAGCAATATAAACTTTGTCCACCAAATCAGCCCCTACTACATTATGTACGCAATAAGGCTCGCCTTTGACAAGTACATCCGGCTTCAATTTTTTGATAAGCTCATACGGCGTGTCTTCTTCAAACGGCACAATATAATCAACACATTCAAGATTGGCCAAAACCGCCATACGGTTTGCCAAACTGTTAATGGGACGACCCGGCTTCAATCTGGCGACGGATTCATCCGTGTTCACCGCAACTACCAGCTTTTCTGCCTTTGATTTGGCAAATTTCAGAGTCTCAATATGCCCTCTATGCAATATATCAAAACATCCATTTGTAAAACAAAGACTGTAATCTCTGGGTAAATCGGGAGAAACATACTTGGCTTCTTGGGGAGCATGTTTCCGTAAAATCTTCTGAACAGTAATGGGCGAATTGTGCTTTTCTTGCACATATAAAGCACCCATCTCGAAGGCGATTTCGGCAACTTCATGAGGCATAAAATTGTGAGCCATCGCCATAGCTGTAAATGCCATGAAACAATCGCCAGCACCAATTACGCTATTCGGAGAATCATTTGTTTCTTTTGTAGTATATTCAAAATTCTTTGAGTAAACACCCTTTCTGCCCAGAGTTATCATAACCTCTTTGGCTTCTGTAATTTGTTTAATCAAATCATATTGTTCTTCCAAATGTCGTTCGCCAGTCAATGCGCAGGCTTCGCTGTAATTCGGCTTAATTAGGTCATAACCTCGCCAGTGAATCAAGCTTTTCTTGGGGTCAACGATTTTGTAACGAGTGTTGCAAAAGCCTTTGAAATAGCCGCAAACCTCTTCGTTAAAAAAACCTTTGTCATAATCCGAGAAAATCAACACATCAAAGAATATGTCTGAGGCTCCCAAATCACGACGAATCTGCGGCCAAATCTCATGAGATGTATACGGCATTTCTACATCCCAACGATAGGTCGGAAAATCATCGCTGTAAAAACGTTTCTTTCTGGGGAGGGGCTTGTCGAGATTCCCGCAAAACCGTGTGTTAATTCCATGATTGCGGAAAACACGGTCGGCCTCTGGGTCAGTGACACTGATAAGGTATGTGTCTACATTGAAATGCTTGAATTGGTAGGCAACATTAGCCGCACCACCGGGCAAACTATAATCAGGATTTGACGTGGTTGAATGCATCACCGGAATGGGAAATTCCGGTGATATTTTCTTTACGTTGACGTAGTAATACTCGTCAACCATCGCATCGCCAACCACACCAACTGTTATTCTTTTATGTTTATTTCTTTTCAGAAATTCTGTAAAGAGATTCATAAAAAACTCCTATGGGCTTAGCCTATAGGAGTTTCGCATTATCTATTTTGGGTTCTATTGGCTCGCAAATTTAACTTATTAGCAGTTTTACGATATTCATCCACATCTACTTCCCCGATTTCTCCAAACCCGCCGATAAAATAAATGGATTCTATATCAAGAACGTAAAAGTTGAAGTCGCCAAAGTCAATAAATTCCTTGGCATCGGGATGTTCGGCCAGATAATTCTTCTTTAATTTCTTTACACTTTTCTCATCCGTAATCTTTACGAACTTGCCAGACAAAGTAACTCTGGCACCATTAAACATGTTCCCATCCTTGTCAGGCTGAAATACCATAACGCTGACGTTTGGATTTTTGTTGATATTATTGGTGTGAACTGCCAAATCAGAAATAAAGACATATGGAGCGCCCGCATAGGTCTTGCAACAAGAGGATTTTACCAAAGCGAATGGCATAACCGATCCGTAAGGTTTCGGCTTTACATTTTTCTTTGATTCGGCAATGGTAGAAACCATGCCAACCTTATGCTTTTGCATCATCTTAAACGCCTGAACAGCGTAAGATTCATCTTCTTTTTTGTCGGCGGAAAACATAGCGGCCCCCATCAAACAAACAGCAATATACGAGAACATAAAAAAACACTCCTAAAGAGAACCTTTTCTAAAGGAGTGTAATTTGAAAAATTTCGCACGGGGAGGTTGGGTTTAATCTATATAGTGGCTCGCATACTGCCAGTGGGTTTCATGCCGGGACTGGCTCGCAGGGAAGTCTTGGGTTTAACGTATCTATTGGCTCGCATGTATTCCGTGGATTTCATTTCGACCTTGGCTCGCAAACAAGCTGTGGATTTCATTTCCGGGGTGGCTCGCACATACGTGATGGGTTACAAGAATCGGATGGCTCGCACTTACCTGTTGGATTTCACCGGCGCTCTGGCTCGCATCTCCACATTGGGTTTCACGCAGTATCTGGCTCGCATTTTGTCATTGGGTTTAACGTATCTATTGGCTCGCAGGCTTCGGATGGGTTTCAGCTTTCCTTTGGCTCGCACGAATACTATGGATTTCATTCGGGCGTTGGCTCGCACATTCGTGATGGGTTACAAGCATCGGATGGCTCGCACTTACCTGTTGGATTACACGCACCCGGTTGGCTTATTCCAATTGGGCACTTCAATATAATCACAGTGACCACCATGTTCAAGAACCCAAGGCTGGGAAACCGACAATCCAGCTTGAGTTCTGGCGACAACCCAATAATGTTGCAAAAATATTTTAGCGGTCTTGCGAATTGCTCGGTTGTGTGCATGTCCAAGTGAAATACCACGAGAAACTTGCAATGCTTTTTCTTTGTCGTAAATATCCCGATAGATTGGTGTTCTATGTTTAATAAACATATCTACAACATTGTACATCAACGAACGAATTTTGCCCGCCCAATTATTTGGCTGGCCTTTAGTTTTCTTTTGAACCTTACCATCATAAACACCATATCCTGAATAAGCCCATAATGCAGAAACAGTATTGAATCGCTCAATATCACCAATTAAAGCGACCAGCCCACCGGCAATAGCAGGTCCGATGCCTTTGATCTTCAACAACCATTCATTATAAATAGGCTCTTCCTTGAGTTTTGTTTCAACGGCCTTTAATAGCTGTTTTTCGGCTTTTTCAAAAGTCTTAAAAAATTCACCCAATACAGGGTTATCTTCTTCGATAAATAATCTGTTGTTTGTGCGAATGCGAACTTCTTGAAAATCTTTGAAAGTAGCATAAGCACAAGATAGAACTGAGGGAAGCCTAAACGGACGGAACAACTCCGGGCGGGTTTTCGACAGCGCCCAAATTACTCGCACATCATTTTCGTCAGTTTTTTCAAAGTCAGGCTTGTGATTTTTCTGCACTTGCTCTCGTGCTTTGGCGGTATCATTAGGCTTACAACGAAGAACTTTCGCACCAACATCCAAAAACTTTTTTGCGTATTTGGCGGGCATGTTCTCCGTCCAAATCACAATTTCAGGAGAAGGATCGGGCAAAGTTTTCGTAATCTTTTTGCCATCAGTCACAGCCAACTTGTCTGTTTTGTGTGACCAATCCACAGCATAATTTTTAACGTCGTCCATAAATCCTCCAAGCAAAATATCGTTTTGATTATTTATACAAAATCAATCTCCGACAATCAATCCCAACAAAGCGGCCTTTTCTTTCCACTCTGCTCGTTCTCGTTTATTCTCTGATTCAATCTGGGGTGCAGTACCTTCAACATTCCAGCCAACGTATCGCCGCAAAGCTTCTAATTCGAGTCGAGTAAACTTTTTGGCCCCTCGGTGGTCGTGATAATCGTCCCACGCTTCAACGGCCCAAGGAACGATAGGAGTAATCAAACCCAGCATCGCATCAGCAAATACACGAATTTCCCATTGAGCGTGCTTGTCGCATCGCAGACCAAGGAAGTGGAATAAATTGTGCAAATCAATCTTCCAATACCACTCGGTATAAAGATTGACAGGAAGAATCATACGAGACTGTTCACGAGCAACGCCGTTGTTCAAACCCTGCTCGTATGCTTGATAGGATTTAAGGCATATTTCATCTAAATTAGCAAGAAATCCTTGAGCGTCTATGTTCTCAATTTTGCCTTCACTTCCTTGCTTATTTGTTTTTGATTGCTGTCGGACGTTATCCAAATCTGGCTTATAAAACTCGTCCTTCATGACCGAATATCGTCCGCTATATTCATTGATATTTGCAGTTCTGTGACGCACTGCTTGTCTGGCTATAAAAATTGGCATTTTCATATGAAATTTGAATTCAACCATCTCGAATGGCGTAGTGTGAACATGCCGCATCAAATATCGAATCAATCCACGGTCTTCGTTAAATGACTTTGTGCCATCGCCATATGACACTCGTGCCGCTTGAACAATGGCATAATCAGAAGTTTTTTGTGATTCTGGAACCATCCGTGGCATAACATCAATCAATGTAACATGCCCATGATCTAAACACTTAATTGTTTTCTCTGGTACGTTGTTCATTACATCGTAAAGCATAGTCTTCTCTCAAATGGTAAGTGCCGGAAACTTTGTCAAATACAATTATGCTTATGTTGATCGCCCTCTTGATACCACATCTTAGGCACAGAATAGCAAGTAAAGCAGATTTGATCGACTTTTCTGAGAAACAAAAAAGGCTCTGCCATGCGGACAGCAACATCTATGGGTTGATGACAAATAGGACAAGTATCGCCAGATATTTTCTCTTTAGCCATGTCCCGCATTATAAAGAAAGCAATGCAGGGAGTAAAGCTCGATTACTGCCAGCCAGACTTATTTTTGCTTGGCAATCCATATTTGTTCACTTTTTGGAGCCACGACCCAAACCTCTGCAAACGATTTGGTCCTTGCGGCTGTTGTTGCGGCTGTTGTTGCGGCTGTTGTTGAGACATACCTCCCGCTGCACCGCCTACGGCAGCGCCTATGGCAGCGCCGGGAACATTGGAATAAGTCAATGTCGTTTGTATTTGTATTGGTGCATCAGGCTGTCCGTAACTAATTGGCTTAAAATCTTGGACTGTTACTCCCACTTCTTCCAGTTGTTGTCTTAATTGTTCGTGGGCCATTCGCAAGACTTCTTCTGCTCCCTGTCCGGGTTGTGGCGTAATAGTCGCATGTACCTGAAGAACCATCATGCCCGGATGCGGCCCCTCAACAGGCTGCGAGGTAGTAAAAGAGCTAAATATATCTGAATTATTCAATTCATCATTTACCGTTTTCAACAAATCTCCCCCATTCATTAGAATGGCAGTATCAGTCACATCGTCGCCATCATAATCTCCCTGCACAGTATCGCCTAGCGATTTGCCAGTGGTTGAATAAATATCTTCGCCAGTAACACTATAACTACCATCTGCATTTGCGGTCACTTCCGGTTTGAAATTCTGTTGGAGCCATTCCATATCATTTTCAGGAACAGTGCCTGAATCTCGAACGGCATCGACGGCTGTTGTCGCCACAACATCTGTTCCTTGAGTAAGCGCATTAACCGCCGAACCAACACCCGCTCCAACTGCTGCACCTACGGCCATTAAAAATGCAGTTTTAGCAATTGACAATTTATTTTCTTTAGCAAACTTCGACAATGCCGAGTAGGAACTTTTAATCAAATTAGATATGTTAGCTGAATATTTTGCAGTCTTACCAGAAACGTAACCAGCACCTTTGCCTATGGCCCCGCCAAGTCGATCTGCACCTTTTTCATTCCACCATGTTCTCGCTTGAGTAAATTTATCGCCCAACCAACTTTCTTCATACATTTCAACCGCCGCCAAATATTCTCTAAATCCCATTCCAGAATTTAAGTTCCATGCCAGTTGGGGCTGAGGCTGGGGCTGAAGCTGTTGTTGAGGTTGTTGCCAACCCATTTTTTGTGCGCCTGCATCAAATGCCTTACCCGCAATTTTGTTAATTGGCTTTCTAACAAAATACATTAAGGCAGCAAATGGAATAGCTGTTGGTCCCCCAACGATTCCAGCAGCTACGATGGCCGTAGCAAGTGGCAACGGAATGCCAACTTTCTTGGAGTATTTTTGAGCGATACTTCCGGCTTGTTTAATAGCCGGGATAGCTTTTTGAGCATACTTTTGCAAATCTTGTTCATTTTCCTGCGACCCTCTAGCTTGGTCATATTTTGATTGAAACCCTTGTTTCAAAGAATCAAAAAAACCTTCGTCTATTTGTTGCGAATAATCACTCAATGTGTAATTTAATGTCATTTATCCTTCTTTTTCTTATCTTCGTCAGAATCAGCTACCAACAATTTAGGGGCTGAACGAGTAACTGGTCCGCCCATAATTGGACGTGCAAATACGGCAACAGCATTAGTTCCTGTGCCGACTTCTTGTAATTGAAACCATTCTTTAAAAGACAATTTACATTGGGGGTGGTGCAGCACCTGCTCCTCCTGCGGCTCCTGCGGGTGGAGTCCATCCTGTTGTTAAAAATTGAATGAGGTCTTTTCTGCTAAGATGATACCGACCTTCATCTGGCATACCTTTGTTGAGTTTGTTGCCTTTCAAATAGCTTCTGTCATGTTTTTGGGGTTTAAGTCGAATATCAGCACCATCTGGCGTCAGTGTGCCGGGGACTACTTCCCAAGCGGACAATTTATAAAGTATCTCCTTGCCGGGTTTTCCCAAAGAAAAATGGGAAGAAACCCACGGCTGGGCTGAAATCATTTTTGCTACATCTTTCCATCCAATGCCAAATTCATCCCCTAAAGCGGAAAAATAGTCTTCCGATTGAGGGTCGGTATCAGATTCACCTTCCCCTTTTTCGGCCCGCTTTTGAGGGTCTAAATCCATTTCCTCGAAAAAATGTTTAAAGCCAGTCAGTAAATACTTCATGCTTTTATATAGAACACACAAGGTTAAATATGTTACCATTCCAGAAGGACAATAGTAAAAGGAAATGGATGTGCTTTGTTTGTGGGAGAGAATTCGAGGAATACGAACCCTACAAAGCACATATCATTGAAAATCATGAAGAGGGGCGAGAATACGTCTTATGCCCTTTAGCTCGTTGTGGGGCACCCGTTCGGGATTTAAGGCTACACTTTAAAGCCAAGCACCCCTCTGAAAAAGAAGTCCCCAAGATCGGGCAAATGAAAGCTCTGATATGGAAAGACCACAGCACTCGCACGGGTAAAATGAAACAAAGGAAACCAAAATTCCGAGAAGGATATTTAATTTCCTCAAAAAACGGCGGCAAAGAAATGCATTACCGTAGTGGATATGAATGCGAAGTATATGAATGCTTGGAATATCTGCCCGAAGTCGTAAAATACGATGTAGAACCATTCAAAGTTCAGTATTTTTTCGAGGGCGAAACGCACGAATATAACCCAGATTTAAGTGTCTTATTTAATGATGGCCATGTAGAAATATGGGAAATTAAACCAGCCAATCAAACCTCATTACCAAGGAACACAGCGAAATGGACAGCCTGCCAACAACATTGCGAAGCGAGGGGATGGAATTTTATGGTAATGACCGAGAAGGGGATCGGGAAACTAAAAATGGCAGCGAAGGAAATGAGAAAGCCCTAGAAATTCTGGATGAACAAATCTTCTACAAACAAGGCTGTTTTGAAAAAGGAAGAAGATGGATTAAAGGGTGTCATCCAGAATTAGGCGTACTCGTACATGGATGGTCAGGCTGGGAAACTGTTCAAGATTTTGACAGAATCCGGCCTATGCATACATTTGAAGTACACGAGAAATAAACGAAGGAATAGCAACTCTACACTGTTTGCGATTCACTTGTTTCCAACGACCACCTTTGTTTTCTAAGTGTGGCACATGCCTGTATGCAATGCGATAAAAATCTTGTAATTCCCATTCGCCATTTTCATTGCACCATTTCCTTAAACGATAACATTCACTTGCTGGCATCGTAAAATTCGGAGTTGAACGTACCGGATAGTGACCACAATACTCTTTGCCAGAGTGGTTTTGTGCAGCCAACAAACATCGACCATCTATTATCAACATATCACTAAATAATTTGTTAAACATTAAAATTATTGATTTGTAATATTTCAATTTTCTAGCTTCTACATCGACACCTTGAGACACAAAACCAAAATTTCTATTGCTTTTAACTGCGGCCTCGATGAAAAATATCTGTTTGAAAATCTCCAACCTTAAATCTGATTTATCATAATCAATGAAACCATTTTCCCTATCATTGTCAAATATTGAACATTCTGGGTCTATAGAGAAAAAATCTCGAACATAACCTCTGCCCATAAGATCATATTCTTCTGATCTTTCTGAGTTAAAGTTTGCACAAAGAATGCCATTTTTTAAATAAGTTCCCATTTAATCTCCGACGTATAGGACTTCATCTTTAATTTTGTGATAATGCCAAGAACATTTCTTGTCTTTGTTAAAGCCAAGAATTTTGCCACAATAGTTGGGGAAATTACAAATCCAAACTTCGTAACCCCAACCTTTTTTGACGTAATTACATGGTTGAATCAGAATATTTGTATTTGACATAGGGAATCAACAACCTATCCAGTTTAGAATAAAAATCTGCAGGCGTTCCATCATTTATCAAAAAGTAATGATAAAACTCAGAACCTTTGGGACCATCTACATCGTGGTCGATAAGACCCTCTTTCTGTGTTTGAACGCACCATTCAATAATTGGCTTGATTTGTGATTCAGATGGATTAGGATCATCATTCAAATATCCGGGCCGATAAAGAACAACATTAATTCCGCCTTTGTTGTGTGCATGACGTGCTTCATTGATATATCTGGAATCAGATATTACCAATTGTTTAGATTCATCTCGCAAAGCAACCTCAATCCATATATCGCCTTTAATTTGTCGGAAACCATCTCCAATAAATTGAAGGCTTTTACGGACATTCATCAACATGCCGGGTGGAGGCTCTGGATTTCTTTTCCAGTCCTCGATGAACTTTCTATCCACCCCAAAAGCATCGCAATATACATTCTTGACGGCATTGGCAAATGCTCCACGTTCCCATTGCCCCATATTTAACTTATTGAGTTTGGGACAAATATAGTCCGCAGCCACATCTTTTCCCATGCCTAATTGAGCAGAAAAAGAAACTATTTTCATTTCAACGACTCCGATCAGAAAGAAACTATAATAACGTGGTCTATTTTAGCTTTATGATGTAGTTAAATCAATATCGGAGATAAAATGAAAGAGAAAAAACCAGTAGAAGAAATCTGCGGCAACTGCTTGCTATACAGCCCACATAAAAAGGAATGCAAAGTCGCCGTGCTTGTTGAGGGCAAAGAATATCACATGCCCGTATTCCCCAGAGACAAATGCCACATGGAAGAATTGGGCATAGAAGTCAAACAAGTTAGATGGTGGGTCGAAGACAAAGAAGGCAAACCCACCGCTGGCAACGGCACTGTAAAGATTGAATATCCAGCAGGATTTTTTAATGATGAGGTAAACAACTAATGGCTTGCAATCCTCCATATTGCAACGGCACAGGTTCTTATTGTGGATGCAATTGTAACTGCTGCCCGCCAGATGGATGCTGCACCAAAGTGACTTTAACTTTTGAGTGCGGAACGTCGTACTCCATTTGGGAAGGGGGCAACCCAAATGAAGGTTGCGAGTGCAACCCCGAAGTATACCTAGGCGATCTCGGCATGTGGGCCGGATTAAAATTGGCAGAAGGACATATAGGAGTCCCATTCCCCAATTTTAATTCCGAAAACGAGGGCGACGACGAATTTGTCTGGTCCCTTCAGGGATGCTCCATACCTTGTGAAACAGTAAAAGTACATGTAACCACATCGGGATGTTGCCTTCAATTATCTGGGGATGATAATGACTGGCTCAAAACCATCGTCGCTGTAGGCGGGGGCACTGTGACTGCGGTTTTCGACGACGGCTCGACACAAGGTACCCCCTACACACCTTGTGGCGTACAAATGACTTTTGTAAATGGAGCACAAGGTAGTTATGTTGTCGCAAACCCTGGCATTTGCGAAGACATAGACGTTGACCTTTCACCGGGCATGGCCTGCTGTGTTTGCTGTCTCGTAAAAACAGAATGTGCAAATGCTCTATTCGCTCCAATTATTTTTAGACAAAAAAATATTCAAGCCGGTACAAATAAAAACTATCTCAACAAAAAAAATTTGTTGGAAAGGGTTCGTAACTTACGCAGACGTAAGTGACAATTTATTTGCTTCATCCAACATTGCCTTAATAACATCTTGTTTCAGATTGAGCAGCTTGCGAAGTTTTTCTTCTGAAACATCTGCGAACTCTTCCGCAGACTTAATTCCATAATCAAACAACTTCTTTGCCCGAACCTTTCCGATATTCGGAATGCGACAAAGATTGACCAAATATGCCGGTACACCGTTACGGATTCTATCTTCAAGCGTATAAAGATAGCCTGATTGTTCCCATTTGCCACTCATTGAATCAAGTGCCAATAACACCTGCGAAAGTCTGGGATAATCAAACTGGAAATTTCTTTGTATGGCTGCCAGATTCGCACTGTTATTACCCGATAACAAATTGAAGTAACAGTAGCCAGCTTTGATGACGGGATCGGGATAGGTGTAATTGACTCCCGAAAGATTTCTGACCCTGTTGGCGAACAAGCTCATTTCTTCTTTCTCGGCTCTCGATACAATATTTGAACGATTCGTATCTGTATTTGCCAAAGCCATTGCCAAGAAATAGTCATTGTCTTGCTGATTATTCGCAAACAATCGCCAGAAGTTATTTCTCAAATCGGCAACGTCGAATGGCGAAAAATAAAACATGCTGGCAATCATGCCAACAGACGTAATTTTCCAAGTGTCATCTTCAAACTTGAGACAACCCTTATCCTTCAACAATTCCAAAGTATCATCTACCACACGTTCATGCAAATTTTTGTCTTGGAAGTAAGCCAACGACCTTTCATACCAGCGGTGAACATCGTCATTGGTCTTGATATATCCGTGATGAATTTCGCTGACCAAGTGGAAGGCCAATACCTTGTGATGTTCTCCTTCCCTCTCCAATAGCTGCGATTCAATCTTTTGTGGTTTCTGTAGTTTCTTTCGCCACAATTCTTCTTGGGATTCGGGGACCAGAATATACGCATCGCCAGCCGGATCAATTCCAAGACGGCCAGAGCGTCCAACCATTTGAGTGATGTTGTATGTTTCGACTTCTTGAATACCTCTGTGAACACCAAGAATAATCACCCGGCGAGCAGGAAGGTTCAGCCCCCAAGCTAATGTTGGAGTGGCCACAATGACTCTCAATTTGGGATCAGTACGGAAACTACGTTCGAGATTAACTCGACTTTCTTTGTCTAAATCAGCATTATGAAATTCTGCTTTGATCCCGGCCCCTCGCAGGGAAGTCTTCATCATCTCGCCGGTACGCTTAGTATGTGCAAATACAAGGAACTTATCATCTGAATACCAGTCGCCAATAATTTCCAATGCCTTCCCAACTTTGTTTTTTTCGATTTGATCGTATCGTCTGGGCGAGTCATCGTATATTTCGTAGTGAATATTCAATGGCACTGGACGATATTCAGAATTTAGAACATAGGTTTGCTTCTTGGTCAAAGAATATGAAACCCACTCTGCAATTTGATCGACGTTCGGCATAGTAGCTGAGAGCAAAACGATCCTTGCTTTGGGATTGATTTCCGTAAACTTCATCAATCCAACTTCCAAGTGATCGCCACGACCCGGCACCGTCAAAAGGTGGCAATTGTGAACCAAAACACCATCAGCAAAAAAATTGTTGTGATCTTCAATTTCTAAATCACAACACCATGATTCCTCTGAATCCAAATCCTCGTTCGTTCGTACATTTTGTCCCATTTGTGACGACATTCCTTGTTCTTGCACAAAATAACATGACGTGGCATATGAATATCTCGACGATTCGCAAGAAATTTCTGACCACACATTGAACAGAATATTTGCTCCATCTTCGGCAACACTTTGTACTCCATACTTGGAATCACAAAATGTCGAATTAAATTTTGAAATTTGTCTCTCCCCTCCGCTGAGAATCGAATTTGCCAATATTTTCTCGTCAAATATGGATTGGATGGCACTTTCCACCTTTTTTGAAGCCAATCCGACAACATCTTCACTTCCATTCGAGAAAATCCTTCTGTGTGTATTGACATTTGACTTGAACCTTGACTCCCATCGTCCATGTACCATACTGCCAACGCAATCGGATCGTTGATCTCTTCTAGCCAACGAGAGTTCACCGTCTTCTTCCCATTTGGGTAACATAAAGCATGAATTTTCAATATCTCTTCTGTCGAAAGAGTATTGAATCGGCAAACCTCTTTGCCGTAACCTCCGTTTGGCTTTATTTTGGGCGGCGTGCCAACCAGTCTCTTCAACTCGTTGTACTTCCACTCTACAAAAGCCCTTTGGACAGACGATTGTTGAATCCTTAATCTCGCCGATTTTCCGTGGGGTAGCCGAGAGATTGATCCGTCTCCTAGCAACGTACCCAAAATCACCTGTCTCTCTCTTTGAGTTAGTTCTTCGCACATATAAAATATCACCAAACTTTATGTTTTTAGAAGGAACATAACCACGACCTTCACACCAAACCAAATGATTGTGTGTCACAGAAATGTTTCCACCTTCATAATATATAGTGCGCCACCTTCTTTTTAAGAGTTTTTTCTGTCTTGCTACAATTTTTTTGTATTCGACCAACCCTGAGTTATGATTAAATGAAGCTACTTTCACATCAAGATTTTGGTCAATTATTTCCCCAATTGAAATTAGACCTTTATCTGTATCAATGAGAGCAGATGGAGGCAAGCACTCGTCAACCACCAAAGTTCCAACATCGAGCAGCCAGTTGTTTTGTTCAGATTTGAAATTTCGGGAGCGGTGATTAAGCATTTCAGAAGTCATGATAATCATATCAGCTTCTGAAAGTTCTTTGGATCGCTCTTTAGTGAGTCGATAATCGCCCGTACAAATAGAAATCTTCAAGTCTTTGAAGTGATATTGAAGATCAGTCCATTGGTCAATTTTCTCTTGAGCCAAGGCACGGAGCGGAGCGAGAAACATTCCC